ACGACTGGCACGCTCCAGGTGGGGGCGAGTGGTCCTAAGCTGACTGCGGTTAGCTACGGCACGGCAGCGTTTACCTTGTCTACGGTGGCGGCACATAACGGTGCCGGAACAACCAACGGAACTGTTGCCCTTACTGGTACTGTTCTTGGCGATATGGTCATTGGCTCGCTCGACTCGCTGGGATCTGCCACTGGATCTACTGGACTAATTATTGGCTTTCACACTACTGGCGCAAATGTGGTACGCTTTTCCATCACTAACCCAACAACTACTGCTGGCACAGTACCCGCTGGCACGCTACAAATGACCGCACTAAGGTTTACGGCTTAATTTTATGGCAATGATAGATCGCAACTTTACCTTTGCAACCAACGGCACGGTTACTGCCAATGATTTGCACAACCTAATTGATTCAGCCACGATTTACCAGAATCTCATTACTGGCCAACAACCAATCACCAGTGTTGGTACAAACTATGAGTTATTGATTGCTGATGGAACTAACGCCAACGCCGCACCCAATGCGGTCACGGTGTATGACTTGTTTGAGGACGCTCTGACGGCTGGCACTTATACCAACGCCAACATCAGCGAGGCGTTGACCTACGGCACGGCTACGGGAACAAGGTTGGTTTCCACCAACGCCAACATCAGCGAGGCGTTGACCTACGGCACGGCTACGGGAACAAGGTTGGTTTCTACCAACGCCACAATCACGACTGGCGTTATCCCCACCCTAACCTCATCTACCGCCACGTTTGGCACAACCACATCGACTGCGGCCACGATTACCACTCTTAACAGCACGACTGGAACGATTAGTAATCTCTCTACTACTCTTGCTGGTGACTTTACGATTAGTCAAGGAACAGGGACAATTGGCACAGCATCAATTACTCCTGCCAAGCTATCCCAACCATTTACTAGCGAAACTGCTGTCGCATCTACAAGCGGAACTGCGATTGATTTTACTGGCATCCCGTCGTGGGCCAAGCGGATAACGGTGATGATCTCTGGATTAAGCACAAGCGGAACTTCGCCACATTTGTTGCGAGTTGGAACGTCATCTGGGTTTGTCACAAGCAGCTACACAAGCGGTGTCAGCGTTTATGGCGGCTCAAACATTGTAAATTCGGCAAACAATACAAACGGCTTTAATTTTTCTCCAACGCCAGTAGATGCAAGTGTCGCTTGCGGGGCATTGACATTGCTGAACGTGTCTGGCAATACATGGGTTCACACGTCGGTTATTGGGTTCACAGACGCCGCATTTGCCGCTACAGGCGGCGGCAATATTGCCTTGGGCGGCCTGCTCGACCGCGTCCGCATCACCACCACCAACGGCACTGACACCTTCGACGCTGGTTCCGTCAACATCATGTACGAGGGATAGGGCCAAATGACCCTAACTGAAATCGCCCAATATGCGGGTGAGAAGATTGGCAAGACCGATGCCGATACGCTTACCTTCCTGCAAAAGTCTGCCTCGCTGAACTATCGCCGAGTCTGGAACTTTGCTGCTTGGCGGGAGACTGTTACTACCTCCACCTACTCGGTTGGCACAGCCAGCAGAACTGTCTCTCTTGGCTCCAACGTGGAGAACCCGCTGTCGGTAGCCTACAACGATGCCGAGTTGCAGGCGATGGATCTGGCCACCATCGTCAGCCAAGACGCTAACTTGCTAGACGAGGACACGACTGGCACGCCAGCGTTCTACTATTTCAAAGGGCGTAACACCGGCGGCACAGCCGAGCTAGACCTCTACCCCAAGCTACAAACCACCAGCACCAACACGCTCTTGGTGGTGCAAAAGCTCCAGTGCCTAACCCGCACTAACCTAGTCGTAGATTTTCCTCCTTCTGCCAGCGCAATTGCCGATGAACTGCGCTTACCTCACGTCAGCCACGTTGTCTTGGCCTTGACCCACGCCGATGCCTTAGAACGGGAACGGCAGTACGGCAAGGCACAAGTTGTCACGCAGGCTGCTAACTCGGATCTGGCGGCTATGGCCAATTACGAGTTGTCCCAAGTCGGCGGGATGAAGCAGATTACCCCAGTTGGCTTGGGCGATTTAGGCATCGAAGAGATTATCTAACCGCCATGGCGTATTTCATAGATGCCACCGACGATGTGTTGGCGTTTGATGGTATCCGCTCCTTTACCGGCGGACAAGCCAGCGGACTCCAATCTGATCAGTTAGCCCAGAACCAAGTACAACGGTTGGTTAACATGACCCTTTCCCCAAAGGGCAATCTGGAGACTCGGCGCGGGGTAACTAGCTTTAATACGACCGCTACATCCCAAGAAGGTTCAATCGGTGGGATGGCTTACTACGATACTACCGGCACGGAAGATCTGGTGACTGTGACCCAAGGCAGGCTGTACACGATTGATTCTAACGGCACAGCCGACATCCATCCGACTGACGAACTTTGGGGTGCGGTCAACCGGACTTGGGATGCGGAAGCCCAACAGTTTGCCGATGGTTATGTTGTGGCTTATACCGCCAAAGTCTCCATGGCGCAGTTTAACAACAAGATGTTTCTGGCAGATGGCGATGACGATTTACACTTCTTTGATGGCAACATTGTCCAACGGCAGGGCGGCAAGGTAAGGGCAATCACCGTCACAACCGCAGGCTCTGGGTACACCAGCGCGACTGCTATTATTACTGGCCCCAACTGGGGCGGGCAATTACCTACCCTAATTACCACCGTAGCGGGCGGAGCGGTGACGGGAGTAGTGGTAGTGGATGGCGGTTCTGGCTACGGCTACACCCCTACAGTTACGATTATTGGTGACGGCTCTGGAGCTACGGCTACGGCTACAGTCAGCGCACCACCCCAAGGGTTACAGACAATTATCAATGCTGGTAACAGATTGTTTGGCGTTGGCTCTGGATTAAACCGCAACACACTTTACGCCTCAGACATCCTAGATCCTTCCGTGTGGGCTTTGACAAACAGCGTGGTAATTAACGGCGATGATGGCGATGAGATCACCGCTATTGTGCCTTACTTTGAGAATCGAATTATTGTGTTTAAGCGGCGCAGGATATTCCAAGTCACCATCCCGCCCAACATGACCAGCGCGGCTGATTGGACCATATCAATTATTTCTAATAACATCGGGTGCGTGGCAGGAGCTACTGCTATCCAGGTGGGGGCTGACATATTCTTCTTGTCTGACGATGGCATCAGATCGCTTATTCGGTCTGCATCGGATGACTTTACTTCAGTCGGCTTGCCTATCTCGGAAGTAGTTAAAGACGTAATTCAAGAAATCAATACGGCGCAAGTTGGGATTAGCACAGCGGCCTACTACGATAATAGGTATTTTCTAGCCGTACCTACAGCCGCCAATAACTTTAACGACACGATCTTGGTCTATAACACAATCCTGAGTGCGTTTGAGGGAACTTGGACACCAAAGGTAATGCAGTTTGCCTTGACCAATTTTGAAAGCGAAGGCTTGCGGTTAATGATGAAATTGACCACTGGGCAGATTAACAAGTACAGCGGGTACAAGACACCCGCCCAAACCACTTCGGCTGACTATGTGGACTTTGGCATACAATCTAACGGCACAAGCGTCGGCACGTTTGATTTTAGCTCGTCTGTCCGTACCCGCGACATGGACTTTGGCGATCCATTTGCCCAAAAACATGGTAGCAATTTTGAGATTATCTTTGATGACTCGTTCTCCAGCAACGCCACCATAGCCATTCAGCGGGACAGCGATGTGGGTGATATTGAAGTACAACCCAACCTAAACATTGCCAGCACGGTGTTGGTGCTGCCTTTTGTCCTGCCCGCCGTCCTGCCTACTTCGGTTAAGAAACGCATCGCTTCCGATCTGCGTGCGTACGAAAAGTGGCGGTTAATTAACATCAGCGTTACCTCCGAGGCCAACAAGATGGCAGTCAGGCAGATTACCGCAGCCGCCAATCCCGATACCATTGAGGTGCAAAAGACGATATGACGGCGGTAGAGTACATTGAGGAGAGTGGCGTGCCGGAGGCAATGTGGCCTAACTTGGCGCAGTGGTATGGCTGGTTTGAGAAGCAGGACATGGTTGGCATAGTCAGGGATGGGGAGGAGATAGCGGGGGTGGCTTTGGCTAGGTGTCTAAAGGATGGGCAAAAGCCTGACCATTATGTGCATAGCGAAGATGGGGAAGATGTGTTTGTGGATTTGACTATATCCTCGAAAGGTGCTAAATCCTTGAGGTGTCTGCTGTTGCTCCTGTGGGAGCGTTTCGGTCCGCGCAGACGGATCACCTTTAATCGTTCTGGTAAACCAAGGAGCTACGACTACATGAATTTTATGCGAAAGGCTATGAGCTAATATGGGTGGCGGACCTCGCATTCCCCCAGCCCCGCCCCAGCCCGATCCTGGGGAGACGGCGCGGGCTAATGCAGATGCGTACCGAATGAATGTTGATACCTATATTGAGAAAAATCCGGCGATGGCTGCGCTTGAGAATAAATTGCGTATTCAATATATGCCTAAACAGCGCGCACTAGAGCGTGAATTATCTGAATTGGATCAGCGGGCTGGAGTGCAGGCAGGCTTGCAACTAGAGCGTCAATATGGACCTCAAAGAACGCTGGAGGGATTGCGCAGGCAGTACGAACAAAGCCCAGAAGCCTATGCCTTGAATCGTGGGCTTGGGGACCAAATGACCAAGCAATTTGAGCGTCTTTATGGAGCCAGCCCCTACGGATCAGTTGAACAGAATGTGGCGTTTAACCAACAGCAAGACCCATACGATCCGTACTTTACAAATCTACAGCCATCAAAAACACCAAAAGTATAATAAATAGTTATGGCCCTAGCATCTCTTTCGGCTGATGAAATTAAACAAATTACTGGCGGCTCTTATGCCGTAAGTGATGAAAAAATAAATTCTTATGTAAATAAAATAAATTCATATAAAAATGAAATCGAAGATATTAAAAATGCACCACCTAAGGCACAATTAGATCCCGAATGGTATACAAAAGCATATCGATTGAGTAGTTTTACTGGTGGCCTAAGCCCACAAGAGCATTACGACAGGCAAGGGAGAGCGAGAGGTGCGAGCAGAAATGAGGACGAAGAATATACTAAATTTGGTAGGCTTTCGCCAGAAAGAGCTGCAAAAATAAGAGAAATTGAAGCAAAGATACCACCACTTGAGAGTTTCCTGGAAAAGATTAAAGTCCCTGGTGATAGGCAATCAAGGGTTCCGTCCGAATTAGTATTTTCAGCAAAAGACAATTACGGTCAATCTGATTTGGCCTCTAAATTAAATTATCAAATTAGCGATGAGCAGATATTAAATGACATCAATACATCAAAACAAAATAGACTTTCTAAAATTATTCAAGATGGGAATGCACAGGTTTTGGGAATCAATGAAAGAATCAAATTTGCCGAATCGTTGCTCAATAATATCCCTGCCAAAGATCCATCCAGAGCGCAATCAGAAGTTTTTATCAATCAACTAAAAAATGATTTGACTGCCGTAACCAGTGCGATCACAAGCGCGCAGGATATGCAAAAGAATTTCAAGCCCATTACCGCCGATAGTCCTGAAGCGTTAAAGGAGATCACTGCATTCCGTTCATTCGTTCAACTGCCCGAAGAGCGCGCCTCCCAGCAACTTTACCAGATTGATCCCGATGCCTACCGCACCTCGGTTGCACTTGGCCAAAGCTACCGGCAGATGGCGGAAGCACCCATTGGTGCGACCACTACGCCGGAGACTGAGCAACTGCGTCAGACCATCGAAGAGGAAGCCATCAACCAGCTTCGCCTTGGATCGACCATTGGCGCAGAAGAACGGCGTGGGTACGAGCAAGCCATCCGTGGAGCACAGACTGCTAGGGGCAACATATTTGGGCTAGGACCAGCCGTGCAAGAAGCCTCGCAGATTGGGGCAGCGGGCGAGCAACGCAAGCTGGCTCGGTACGGCGCAGCCCAAGCTTTCTTAGGCTCAGGCCAGACTACGGGCGACGCACTCAAAGCTGACTTGGCTTTCCGTGATGCACTCCAGCAGAACAGGCTGGGGGCAGCGTCTGGCTTTATCGCCGGTGGTCCTTCCATTGGCAACTTGGCGCAGGCTAGGACGGGTCAGCAACAAGCCGCTTTCCAAAACTACATCCAAGCCAACCAAGCTCTCCCTGGCGGCTTTAACCAACAGCCCTCGACGGCTGCACCGTTTTATCAGGCGGTAGACCAATCTATTCCAGTTGCGCT